TCATAATAAATTTTCTTGAACGCTGATCCCGCTAAAGGAAGATAGAACAGCATTTGATCCGTGTCGGGATCGTACTCGGTCATTTGATCCGTGATCAAATAATTCATGTACTGCTTGACGCGATGCGCCTGTTCCTCCACTTCCCTGGTCTGCTCTCCCACCACGTTGCACTTGACAGGACCGCCACTCGGTAATAATTCCTTGTAGGCTTGCGCCTGGAAAGCTGTCACGCTTTCGGCCAGGAGCGGATGGTTCACGGAGCTTGCACCCCTGAACGGCTGACTTCTTTCAACGTACTTGAATCCCAGCAGATCCAATCCCTGTGTATAGGTGTGCATCCAGTCATCACGGGAGCTCTTGTCGTCCTCGACTTGACCCCTCAGTTCGGTTGAAATATCCTGTAATATTTGGTCATCGAGCACTTCCGCCAGGTTGGCTCCGAAAGGAACGTCCTCGCTGATCATCTCCTCTTCGCCCACGGTCACCGATCCATCGGGATTTTCCGTGATCAGAGAAGTATCTGTTTCCTCGATCTCGACATCCATTGGATTTTCAACTTCCAATGCTGCCTGCTCCTCGGGTCTAATTGGTCTTTCAACGGCCATTATCTTCTTGACTTCCCGTAGCCGCGTCTCGCGGCGCCACCTGATTTCATTTTAATGACATTGCCTGATTTTTCCGCGTTCTTGAGCATGTCCAAGGCTTTCTTGTTAATCGGTTTCTGCTCGATGGTGATGCTGAGCATGCTTCCTTTTCCTTTTTTATTATTATGCATATAATTCTCCTAAGCTAACTTACTCTTTTTTTGTTTTGATTTCAACTTCGCTGTCCATGGTATTGTCTTTTTAAATTTATAGTAAGCTGACTTAGGATTCATGAAACTCGCGGCCATCTTCTGCTTCTTCGTCTTCTTTTTCTTTGTTTCCTGGACCGTGAATCCTTTGACGTAGCTCATTAATAATACTCCAACATCTGTGTGGGAGGTAAACTCGGAGGATCCTTATAATCCTCTGGGTGCACGGCCAACCCCACCTGGCGATACCTGATCAAGGCCTGCGTCATACTGTCGACCAAGTCATCATTGTCACCATAAGGGAACGCTGCGCATTCCTCCACCAACTCTTCCGCCCACTTATCTTCCGTGCGCCATACTTGTCCCGCTTCAAAAAGTGTCGACACCGAGTTAACACGTACATGCTTATCATTTCCCCGAGACGGTGTAAAGTTAACAACGGGAATTCCGAAGCGTCGAAGCTCCTGGGTGAGCGGGGTTCCACTCGCCTTCTGCTCGATGATGATCGTCTCGGGCTCCCAGTATTTCCATTGCTTGAGGGCGACAGTCTTCAACTCGGGAAAGTCCCATCTGCCCTTGTGCACATCCAACAGGATGATGTTCGGCGTGATGTCATCAACAAGAAAGACGCCCCACGTCGTGATGGCGGAAAAGTCAGCCGTCTCCTTCTTGGAGAAGGCCGTGTCATATGACTGGATCACGTGCTGCAGTTTAGGTAACTCATCCTTCTCCCAGATTTTCCACCAATCCCTTTTAATGATGGAGCCCTCCTCGGAAATGGGATTCTGCTGCCACTGCGCGTTCCATTTCGGAAGCGACAGGGAAGCCTTGACGGCGTCCAATTCATTGATCTTCCAGTACTCAGGCCAGACCGGCGTCCCATCCGGCATGACGGCGGGAAATTCAATGACCTCCCACTGGTCCGCCTTCACGTCCTTCTGCGCCTTCATCAACTGCCCCGTCAAGTCCTTTGTCGACCACCTCGTCATGACGATGACGATCGTTCCTCCCGGTTGCAATCTCTGCCTCGGTCCTGAGGTGTACCACTCGTACGCCGTGTCCATCGCCGTCTCGCTCAGAGCGTCCTGCTCCGAGTGGGGATCATCAATGATCAGGAGATCCGCTCCACGGCCCGTGATGGCACCGCCGACACCCGCAGCGAAGTACTCCCCGCTTTTATTGGTCTCCCACCTTCCCGCAGCTTTGGAATCCTGAGAAAGTTTGACGTCATCAAAAATATCCTGGAAGGATTTTTCCTCCATCAGGTTCCTCACCTTACGGCCGAACCGGTAGGACAGCTCCGCCGTGTGCGTCGTCTGAATGATCTTGAGGCTTGGATTACGGCCCATCATCCACGCCGGAAGTAAATAGGAAGCAAATTCTGATTTGGTATGACGGGGTGGCATATTGACAATTAATCGTTTTATCTTCCCCTCCGCCATCTCTTGAAACTTTTTTGCAATCTCAATGTGGTGGGGACCCTCTATGAATCCAGGCCATACCTGCCTGACAAACTTAAGAAAGTTTTGTTGGGCAAGATTTTTTAAATCAAATGTTTTTTTTCGTAATAAAAGTTTCTTTTGAAAAACTTCTAATTCCTCTGGTCCCAGATTATCAAAATTAACTACTCTTTTAAATGCATTTAAATCGGCCATCTAATCAAACAAGCTTAATTGTTCTTTATCTTTAATCTTATATTGCCACACGTTTACTCCTTTTTTAGTTCTTTGGGTTTGGCGTTCATCAAGATATAGAAACTCACAGCCCATTGCACTCCAAAAAATATTAGAATTTAAGTTCTCTCTGCACCTTAATGTAATGGATTCACATCCATATTTCAAACCGTGTTCAATTACTTCCTTAAATAATTCCTTACCGTGATGTAATTTTCTTAAATCCTCTTCAACACACGCCTGATAAATCTTTAAGTTATTTCTATTGGTACTCCCAATTATAAAGTATCCGGCATATAGTCCCCCCTCGTCCTTTAAAAAAACTTGTCCATCTTCAACAAATTTTTTCATAGTCGGTTTAGGAATGAATCCTAAGGATGCACTGTTTCTTTTATGAAGATCCACGATGAAATCTAAAGTTGAGTTAACATTCATCAAAACTTTATACCATAGGGTTTATATGAGTAAAAGTTTATATATAAGATAGAATAATATAAAGTAGTAGTGAATTTAGGGGTGTACCCCCTCTTTAATAAGTTAATATTGAATAATTATTTCATAATTATACTTTACTTTCACCCTTCATTTTTTGGCTATGGCTAGGCAAGAGCCAAAAGAACAAAGGGTGAACGAAATTAATACACAAATATGTGGTTTTTTTATTTGACTTATGGGAGAAAATAAGATTTTATATTACTGTAATTAAATATAAACAAATAGGAGTGAATATGAAATTACATAAAATAAAAGACTTTGATAAACAAACAATGAAAGAGAGTTTACTAGGTAAAATCTTTGCAGTTGAGTTTATTAAAAAAGATGGCACACCTAGAAAAATGACTTGTAGATTAGTATCTAATGACAAGTTTTTTAAAGGTGGNGAACTTCTTGGAGATAGGTCACATNTATTAGAAGTAATAGACATTGACTTATTNAGAAGAAATAAGGGAAAAGATCCAACAAGATGTTGGAGGTCTATACAATTAAATAATATTACTAGCCTAAAAGCTATGGGGGTTGAATGGGTAAAATAAATAACGAGGCTTTGATTACTCAAGAACAAGAATGGGATAAACAATGGGAGTTAAGAAGAATAGGACTTGTTGAAGAATATCCTACTTACTCAAAGTCTGAAATAGACGAACTTCTTGAACTTGAACAAGAAGACGCAATTAATGAATGGGAACAAGAACAAGCCCTAGATAATGCAGATAGTTGGGAACTTCCATTTGCAGAAAATCATTAAATGACTAACAAGGAATTTAAAAATCAAATCATTAACGCTCTCTATGAGAGCGTTAATGCAAGACAACTATCTTGTAAGAATAAGCTAACAAGATGGAATAAATTAAATTTAAATGAAGCGTATCCAAAAGACTATTATGAAATGCGAGGTAAAAAACTTGCTTATGATGATATTGCTAATACGCTTTTGAAAGTATTGGAGTAGTTATGCAAATAAAAATGCTAAAAGATAAACACCCCTTTAATCAACAAATACAAATCTATACTGAAGGAGCAGTTGTAGAGAATAGATTTGGAGGGGATAGAATAAAGCTTAATGCTTTAGAACTTTCAATTTATGATACAATCATAGGTTGTGAGGCATTTAAAGATTATAAAAATGTAAGACTTGGCCTCGATTGGTTTAGGGAATTTTCTCCTAAAGCTTATATGGTACTACTCGACTAAACAAACAAGACACAGCCCCTCATAATGAGGGGCTGTTAATTTTAATTAGGAGTGAATTATGGATACTAGAAAACAAGTGCATATCATTATGTTATTAATAGTAACAATAATGCTAGTGCTAGTTAATTTGGATTATAATCCATTTAATTATACTATTTTAAATAATGGATTAATCATTATCTTATCAATCATATTTATTAAAGCATATGATATGGTTATAAAAGACGACTAATAAACAATTCTCAAGGCCGGTCCTGGACCGGCCCTGGTTTTGCGATCTCAGATTGGAGAAAAAAATGACGACCAATGAAATTCTATTATGGACTAGGCTCAAGAGCCTGGAAGATATAATTAAAAGGACTCAAGATCCGGCCTGGAAAAGTATGTGGCAGCTAAAACTTTACGAGCTGTCAGCTACGATACCAGGCACAGGGACCAGGCAATAAGTCACAAGGACCAGGCGCAAGGGAAATAAAAAAAGGACGCAAGTTTCAAGCGTCCTTTTTTCTAGGGGTGATTGTAATTATTTTCCTATTTGATCAAAAATAGATATTTTTTTTCCATTATCTTTTGGATTTCCTTTTTCAGTTTCATCATAATCGGTGAAGACTAGGCCGTCATTGTCAATGAGATGTTCACCCATTATAATTTCAACCTTTATTATCCGACCATCTGAATTCTCCGTTCCAAAAACAGAATAGAGGCCATCACCATAGCCGGATTGAAATTCAATTCCTAGTTTTTTAATTGAAGCTTTATCATAACAAGGGTCGTGTATGCATAGCATACCACTATCAACCCCGACTTTGCCTAAAAGCTTCCTTTTAAATGTCTTCATATTCACTCCTTTTTTAAATGAATGATTGACTATGGGATAAATCTTATGTAATGTCAATTAAATAATTTTTAAAAAAGGAGAAAATTATGGGTCGATATTACAAAGGCGATATTGAGGGTAAATTTTGGTTCGGAGTTCAATCGAGTTCTGACGCAGATTTTTTCGGCAAGGAAGGAAGTCCTAACTATCTCTCATATTACTATGATGAAGAAGACCTTACAACTATTGAGGTAGGTCTCAAAAATTGTAAGAATACCCTCGGAAAGTATTTCAAGGAAATTGAAAAGTTTTTTTCTGATTTAGAAAAAAGCAAAGAGATGGGATACAATGACGAGATGATTGAGAAGGCTCTTAAGATACCAAACAAGAGAGTAAAATTTATTTTAGAGTGGTATGCTCGTTGGATACTTGGGGAGAAAATTCGCAAGTGTGTAAAGAAAAATAAATATTGCTCCTTCGAGGCTGAGTTATGAGCAAGCCTTTGGATCAAATGAGCAATAAGGAATTGAAAACGGAGTGGGGTAGAAGAGCAACCAAACACCTCGTAGGCAAAAAGATCGTCCAAGTCCGATACTTAAATAAAAAGGAAATGGATGACTTGGGATGGGATCAAATTCCCCTTGTTATGTTTTTTAATGATGGGAGTTATATGTTTCCTTCTCGAGATGATGAAGGGAATGATGGAGGTTCATTGTTTACCTCCTTTAAAGACCTTTCAGTAATTCCCGTAATCTAAGACAAGGGGCGAGTGTCAGAGTTATTAGTAATGAGTGCACTCGCCCTTTTTAATTGGCCTAAAAAAAAATAGGACCAGGACCGGAGCTGTCAGCTCCAGGGCACAAGATCTACAATTCAAGGCACAAGCGAAAAAAAAATGTCTTTAAATTAAACGCACAAGCGTTTTTAAGGAAGGGGGATAGGTATAACTACCCCCCTTTTTTTAGTTTTTAATCTTCAGGTTGATGTTTGCTTGGGGGAACAAGTTGAGGCAAAGCTCTAGCCCACCCAATTTGAAGAGGTTTGAATAAGTCTTGCAGCATATCTTTCAAGTCCGTTGAAACGTGAGCTTCCATTACTGTATCCTCTGCTCTTGTCTCAACTGCTTTCAGATAAGCGATACGCTTTCCTTGAGGAAGTTTCTCGGCTTCCTTTTCGGCTAACTTTTCAGCCCACTTTCTAATCTGGTCCCAACACATTTTAGGCGTGATTTTTTCATCATCACCTCTATCAAAACCATAGTTTAAGTTTTTCTTAAAGCTCACACGCTTTCTTGACAGTCTCATAAAAAAAGTCCTCGCCCTATTACGAGCTTTCTCAAAATCTTGCTCGGCTTTCTCAAGTTGCTTGATGACTTCGTCTGCGCCTATCTGCTTCGCAAGTTTCCCTTCAGCAGAGTCAGTCATATCGGAAATCAGTTCCGATAATAACATCTCTTCCTTTTCAATTTCAGGTCGCAAGAGGTCTCGTATCTTGCCTCTGAAATGGTCTCGTTGGTAAACTTTTAGTTCAGCCATATTCAC